GGACCCGTACAAGAACGATTGGTTCGACGAGGACGGCGACGACGAGTACGTGGCTCCCCTCAAGCGCAAGGCGTTCGAGTACACGGTGAAGTTCTATATCCGCGATGTCTCCTTTGACGCGATAAACACCTACAAGGAGGCGTTCCGTGCGAAGATTACCCAAGGGGAAATCAAGATATACGACTCGTGGCAAGGACGTGGCTTCCAGCACGTGCGGTTTGTAAAGGACAACGTGGAGCAACGCGAGGATGAAAATGACTATGTGTGGATGATATTCTCCGCGACCTTCAAGGTCAACGACCCGTCCACGAAGATGACGCTCTCAGAAGGGGCGATAGTAACCGCGTAAAAGGGATGGCGTATGGCGAAGTTCAAGATATACTCCCCCGCCGGAACGGAAATCTACGATGGCACTCCATCTTTTACCGGGCAGTATATGGCTCCTGGGCTTCTGGAGTTCCGTGAGATTGCCTCCCCCGTTCCGCTCGATCTCTCCGCCGGATGCTATGTGGACTACACCCGCACGGGGTTCCGGTACAAGATATACTCCGTCCCGCAAGTCAAGAAGCAAGCGCGAAAGCAGTCCTACGGCGGTGCGTTCCTCTACCAGAACGTCCAGCTCTACGACGCATCAAAGATGCTTGAGTATTGCCCCTTCCGCGACCTCGTGAAAGGCGACAACCGCATCCACTTCTCCACCCAACCGTCCATCTCCACCTTCGAGGGCGTTGACGGACTCGCACGGCGGTTCGAGGCTTGCCTCCAAGACCAATACGGCGCGAACTCCTGGAGAGTCCGCATCGCAACTACGGACGACGGAATATCGCAGGACCTCGCCGACCTCATGGCCGATGCCCGTGAGTTCACGGTGTCCGGGGTGAATATCCTGGAGTGCCTGAACAAAGTGTACGAAATCTGGCCGGAGGTCGGTTGGGTTTACACCGTGGAGGATGGCATCGACACCATCATCATCGGCGGTGCGGGCCTTAATGCGAACGATGGCACTTACGCCTACGGGAAGGGGTTCGGACTCACCTCCCTCACCCGGACGGTGGCGAACGCGGACGAGATGGCGAACCGCATCTTCGCCTACGGCTCGTCCCGGAATATGCTTCCGAGATGGTATAACAACCAAAACATCAAGGACGCGGAGTCGGTTGACATCCAGAACCTCATGATTCCGATTACGGAATGGGGGCTCACCAGCAACCTTCCGGACGCATCGAAAGCCTACGTGGAGAACGGGACATCCATTGCGAAGATGGGCCTCCGTCCCACGACCGTGTATTTCGACGGAAGCGGGGAATACCCGGAAATCTACCCGTCAATCCGCGAGGCGACCATCGGTAAGGTACGCGAGGCGTTAGGCGATTCTACGGCAAAATACTACCCTTCTACGTCCATCTATGCCGACCCTTCCGAGAGGGTGGATGTGCTCAAATCCGCACAAGCGACCTTCGACTCCGGCCTCGCGGGGACCGACGGGAAGCAGACGATATACAGCGGCTACCAAAGCGCGACGGACTCCGGGGCCGACAATATTCCCGCAGAAAGGCAGAGTTTCGCGCAGACCATACTCACCGTCCCCGTCACGTTCACCGCTTCGGAGGCCGGGACGCGGAACATCAAGATTGCGCTCACCCTCGGAGGGTACGTCCAAGCCGCGAACATCACGGGCGGCAAACTCGTTGCCTATCTCCGCAAGGGCCATCCGGCGGCTGCCGCAACCGTTACGAACGCGGTGGAACTCGTCGCTACGGGGACATCCGGAAGATATGGATTTCCGTCTTTCTCCCTCTCCGGCTCGCGGGTTGAGATAGAGGCGGCGACCTACTACCTTGTCGTGGACATGGAACTCAACCTTGAGGAATCCGCGACAGAGCAGGCGTACTCCTACAACATCGACTGCGACCTCGCCGTGTCGCTCTCGCAATACCGCTCCAAGACCTTCACCGTCACCCTCAAGCAAATCGGTTTTGACATTACGGAACAAGCCGCCCTCGGTGACGGAAAGACAATCTCCATGCGCTCCGGCTCTTGCGTGGGCCGTACCTTCGCCATCAACTCCGTCCAATACAATTCCGCCACCGACGATTGGACGCTTGAGTGCTACCGTTCCGAGGATGAATCCCTTTCCCAATGGTTCCCGAATACGGATTATCCCGTCCGGGCCGGGGACGAGTTCGTACTCCTCGATATTGCGATGCCGGAAACCTACATCGGGATTGCCGAGCAAAGGCTCCTTGATGCGGCCCGCGAACTCCTTGCCGATACCTCCGTGGAGCGGTGGCAGTACGTCCCGGAGATTGACGCGAAGTACATGGTGGAGAACAACCGCACCATCCGGGCCGGGGAATGGATGGCCTTCCTTGATGTCAATGCGGACGACATCACTCCGACCACAATCACCTATTTCCGTGTCGCCGGAGGTGGCGGGTATTTCTATACATCGGACAACTCAAAGACAATCCTTGCGATTGATCCGGGATCGGTCGTCCTGTCCGTCGTGGATACCGTCACCATCAACGAAGGCGAAGCGGCCATCCCCACATACAAGGTCACTCTCCGCGACCGAAAGAGAAAGACGTGGACGGAATCCGAGTCCGCGCCGACCTCCTCCTCAAAATCCGTGGGGTCCGCGTCGTCGTCAAACGAATCTTCCGGGCAATACATAGACCTCTCCGGCTATGTCAAGACCGATGCCTTCGAGTCACTCTCCGGTCGTGTTGCCACCCTTGAGTCCGAGTCCTTCTGGATGCTCGACAACGACGGGAATGTCACACTCAAGCCGCAATACGAGAACGCATGGGTTCCTGGTTGGCTGGCGGCTGGTGGTGTCGGTAGTGGCTCCGGTGGCGGAGGCGGTGTGTCCTACCTTCGGGAACTCACGGACATCTACCACAATGCGAATGGTGTCCTCCGCGCGGATGGGTCTGCGGTTCAGAACGGGGATGCTTTGGTGTACGACTCCGCTAATTCCCGGTGGATAGCGGCTGCGGTCTCCGGTGGTGGTGGTGGCATTACGATTGACACGAACCTCTCCCCCACATCGGGGAACGCGGTAGCGAACTCCGCCATCTACGCGGCATTGTCCGAAAAACAAGAGAGCCTCGTTTCCGGGACCAACATAAAGACCATCAACGGAGAGTCGATTCTCGGTAGCGGCGACATCCAGATACAAGGCGGTGGAGGTGGAGGTGGCACGGTCACATCAATCACCCTCACGCAAGGTACGGGTATCACGGTGTCCAATTCCGGAACGGCTATCACAACCTCCGGGAGCCGGACAATAAGCATTTCTTCTTCCTACCGAACGCTCATCAACAACGGGAATACCGCATACGGCTGGGGTAATCACGCAAGCGCGGGTTATCTGACGGCATCTTCCCTTTCCGGATATGCTACGGAGAGTTGGGTCTCCCAACAAGGCTTTGCGTCCGCGTCCGACCTTTCTTCCCTCTTGTCCCGCGTGACGAGCATCGAGGACTGGTTTGAGATAGTTACCGTCGGAACTCAATCCGCCCTCCATGTGAAGCATGGCCGGGCACTCTATTCCGACTCTTGGGTTGCGGCTGGTGGTGTCGGTAGCGGAAGCGGAGGTGGCAGCGGCACTTATGTCGCTTGGGGCACGAAGTCCGGCTATACGCGCCCCCTCACCGTGGAAGGCACTACGGAGACCCTCCTTCTGGACGGTGCGCTCTCCGGTTACGCTACGCAGTCTTGGGTGGGGCAACAAGGTTATGTAACCTCACAAGCCCTGAATACAACCCTCGCAGGATATGCCACCAACCTTGCACTTGCCGGAAAACAAGACAAGTATCCGTTCACCATCACGGGTGCGTCCGGTGCGACTTACGCCCTTGGGAACTTCGTCACCATTGATGGGGTCCAAACCATCACCGGGGCAAAGACATTCTCCGGAGGAATCACGATGTCCGGGGCGAATATCCTTCCGTCCGCCGATGATGCTAACTCGCTTGGAAGTAACGATTATCGGTTTAACGCGGCTTTCATCAGGAACATCTACACCTCCTTCTTCCAGTTCCGGGACGGCGAGACAAAGGCGGTAAGGGGGAACATCGCTTTTGGAGACGGCTATTTACAACTATCGCTTGCCGGGACGAACGCGGCGAACTATATGTTCTACTCCGGGAGCGGTTTTTTCAAGCAGGGCGGCGGCGTTCCTCTTGGCAGAAGCGACCACAGATGGAGTAGCGTGTACTCCGTGGATGCAGACCTCTCCGGCGATCTCGCCCTCTCATCTACATCCCACATCGACATCGGCCCGCTGCGGATTGAGTACGATGCCACGAACAAAGCCCTTCACATCACGAAGAAGGACTCTACCGATACAGAAACATACGGCCTCTACGCGGACGGCTTCATCGCCGCCGGAGGGGTCCAGCAAACATCATAGCCTATGTTAGTAATTGCAATCATCGCCCTCGTCCTTTCCATCGTCGCAATCGCGGTGGGGTCAATCCTTATCTTCCGTATCTCCGCCTTGTTCGGAGAGTTCGGGGAGTTCGAGAAGGACATCCGCAACGAAATCGCCGGAGTGAAGCAAGCCGTGAAGGACATGGAGAAGGACGACTACACGCAAGTGTACGACGGGCTTCCTGGAGTCTCCTACGACGTGGAGAAAAAGACCTTGTGGGTTAACGGGAACATGTTTGCGACGGGGGCTGTTTCCGCGTTTGAAAAGAAACCGTTGGAGGAGTAACTATGGCACACGACAATAACGGAAGAATATACATAGACACTTCCACCACCCCGAACAAGGGTGTTGAGATATCCGACCTCCAGCAAGTACTCGGCAGGAGCGTGGGCGACCTCGGCCTGCTCTGCTCAGACCAGGAGTGGTATCTTGACCACATAGACCCGGTGACACTTAAGCCTGTGTACCTTACCCGCCCAGTGAACCGCATCAACAAGTGGTCGAAGGCCAAGCCTCTCCGCGACTCGAATCCTGGATTCAATATCGCCGACGCAGGGCACGAGAACGGCGGAACCGTCCACGGGTTTGCGGCTCTTGTAAACCCAACCGACGGGATAATCATTGACGGGGACATCGCGTCTGTCGTGGAAAAGTACGACTCCCCGGCTGTTCATGCGTCGCTGTGGGAATATCTGAAGCCTCGCGGCTTTGCGAGCGGTGAGTGGTTCCGCATCCTTGATTTCAACGGTTACAACCACAACGCGCTCTGCCCGGTTCGTTCATTTGCCGGGCAGGGCGGCTACGCGGTCGGGGATACCGTCACCTTTTCGCTCGTGGCGACGAGTACCGCCACCGACGGGAGTCTTGGACTGACAGATTTCGGCGTGAGTTTTCTTTCCGGTGGGTTCTATTACGGAATCATCGTCCGAAAGCAGGGAGATAACCGCTATTTCCTCATTACGGGCGCGAACGACATCGCGCAAGGGTTGAACTCTTTGGA